TATCTGTCAAAGTTCGTGGAACTAGGTGTTGTTTCTATTAGTGCTACTTTAGCCATTTTCTAACTCCTTTAATTCTTTTTTAAATTCTTTATATACTAAACCCCATCTGTTTCCTGTAGTAATGTGTTTAAATGATGAATAAGTAATATTATATTTACAGTTTTCCCACCCTGCTTTTAGTATTCCGTGTCTTGTAGGGTTTCCTTTGACAGTCGTTTTACTCCAGTTTTTATTAACTTCTACCCAATCTTTGAGTATATTTCTTACATCTTCTGGTTTTAAAGATGTATTAGAGTGTGTTCCACTCATATAACTATCATATGCATTAGAAGAGTTATCTCCAAACTCTAAATGTGTAGGTTCAATACAATTTTTATTTCCACATAGATGTCTAACTATTCTACTATCCTCTTTTTTAGATTTATAGTTTTCTTTATTCTTAACAAAACACATTAGTCTATGTAAATGAATTCTTTCTCTTTTACCCTCTCTGCGTATGTCCATTACTGCATATCCACTACTTTTTAATCTACCATGCATTAACGCACATGGTGTAGAAAAATTTGGATTAGGAGTTTTTACAGTTTCATTATTGTATATTGCCATACATCTTTCTTCTAGAGTCCATTCTTTATTCATTTTATTTTTTGTTCTACTTTTTGCTCCCCACTCTTTTGCTCTTTTTATGTAATTATCATACTCGTCATCTGAGCTATATATAGCTTTCATCCATTCATTTTCGCTCTGTGTTACAGGAGTTATATGTTCAGGATTTACACAAAAGCAAGATAAACAATTTATATCCTCACATAAGTGTCCTGCTTGTAGTTCTCTTGGAAATTCTTTATCATGTAACAACTCCCATGCCAGTCTAGTAACCGTTACATGACTACCTTTATTTCTTATTATAGGTCTCTGCAACCTATCCCATTCATTAAGAATTGCTGTTTTCCAAATCCAACAACCTGAAGTCTCATCTATATAACATCTGTCTTTTATACCCTCTAGGGTTGGTTCTTGGACTTCAACACCTCTTTTATTCTCCTTAAAGTATACATATCCTTTAGCCATATAATTTTTCTTTTAATCTCTCTATTTCTGGTTTTGTTAAATTGCCAGGGTCTATGTTATCTCGTAACTTTACTATCCTGGCACTCATGTCTAGTTTCTCAGCAATCTCTTTCGCTTTCTCACTAGCTTGTCTGCCCGCCTCATCCCCATCAAACATAATATCTATACCTTGAACGCCTTGTAGCTTCAGTAGACTTAGTTTGACCCAACTCACTTGCTGTGTACCGAAACAGCACACAGAATTTTTGAGACCTTTGTCCCAAAGATTGAGGGCATCAAATATACCCTCTGTTAATATAACTCTTCCTTGCATAGGTTTTACTTTTGCTGGACAGAACGGCATCTCCGCTCCTGTTGGATAGATATAGTACTTCATTGTACTAAAATCGTCCAGACTTCTACCTATCAATGAAACTGTCTTCCCTGTAATGTCTCGGATTGGAAAGATGATACGATTCTCAAATCTAGGTACATTCCATGTGAACGCATCCCAGATTGCAAGAGTCTCTTCGGAAATGTTCCGAAATCCTCCACCTCTCCATTCCAATCTGTCTTTTGGGAGTTGTATGCCGACAGTTTCGCTTTTAACTTTTTGTATCTTGTCTTTTATTCGGTGTATACGAACCTCAGTTGGAGATTCGGGAGCACCGAAGTATGTAAATAAATTACCTTTATAGCCACACGAGAAGCAATGGAATATTCCTGTTATTCTATCGACTCTCATTGAGGGGTTAGTATCATCATGCTCAGGATTCAAACAATGTATTTTTGCATCCTTCCCACTTACTTGGTACTGTATTCCTTTGCTTTGTAGTAATTCTTCTGCTATCATAATTATATATATTATATCAAAATTTTAAGTTTGTGTCAAGAAATATTTTCCGCTTCCATAGTCCATCTGTAATAATCCTTTTTGATTGTATACTTACCGCCTCTACAATATACATCTACAAATATATTGTCACTAAATAATGCTGCAGATGCAGCTCCTGTTCCGCAACTAGGTACATAACCTACACCTTTTTCCCATATGTCTACAAATATATTGCCATCATATAAATCATGTACCATAATTTGATTTTGGTCTAATTCTGTGTCTATTATCTCTACCCATGTATGCTCTATTATTTTATTGTTTCTACATATTTCTACGGTATTCGGTCTAGTTATTACTGGAGCAAGAAAATTAATTTTAAATTCATCTGCTAACTCAGCATTAAAGCATACCTGTGCCTCACTGCCATCGATATTCCATATCTGTCCTGTCAGTATATTTTTCCATTGACAATACCCATCTTGATGTAAAGGGTTAGTATCTGCTAGAATTATAACTTGCCCGTTAACTTTGACTTGTGCTTCCAAGGTAACTCATCTCCTAATGCTTCGTGTTCTAAAAATGTAGGGTCGTCTTCATAATACATTGACTTCCATACTAATTCTGCCATTTGAAACCAAATAGCAATTGCTTTGTTTCTAAACTCTTCGTCACCCCATAAATAATATAATAACCACCATTCCTTATCGAATTTGCACACTCTTACTTCTGTATTGTGCAGTTCAGGTACATCTACTAATACTCTTAGTCTTTGACTACCTGCTATTGGGTACCAGTTTGGCATACATAAAAACGGTGACCGTATGCCTTCTTTTATTAGTGCTGCTTTTAGTGGTGCATTCTCTGGTACATCTTTAATATTCTCTTGTACTTTTTGTTGTTCTAATAACCAACCCACAGTTCTCACATACCAAGTATGTGGCGGAAGGGGTACTAACTCCGCTGTTGCTCTACTTACTCTATCATTCGCCATAATTCATGTAGTCCTCCATAGCTTCTTCATATATAGGTCTAAATTCTTCTAGTGTTGGCAATACAACTTGTACTTTGCTTTCAACATTACTGTATAATATTTCTGCGCAATGTATGTGCCAAGACTCCTCTAGTTGTTGTTCTGTATAAAGTATCATTTTATATCCTTTAATATTTGTAATGCTTTCTTTTTATTAAACCACAAACCATTCATAACTATTGTGTTATGTGTATTTGTATGTTCCAAAATATATCTAGGTATTCCTATTATACTTCTATCTTTAAATAATCTCCATCCAGGTTTAGAATCAATTAGTAATCTCATAAGTCGTATGCATCTTCCCCTGTTGTCATTGTTTCTTTTAGTTCTGCTTTTTCATCAGGGTCTAACGCAGTGTGAGGCCCGATTTTTAGTGTGTCCCAATTCATCTCTGATACGAAAGTTTCTGCCTTTCCATTTCTCATTTTATCACATTTGAACTTTATACAAGGTTCTGCATCGCCCCAATGTTGCACACTATAAGCTGCATCTACAGCATCAAGAATACCTTTGGAGAATCTAGCCTCACCTTTTTCATTTGTTTGGAAAGCAGAAAGAACAAGAATTTGATTCTCCTGCGCAAGAGATTTGAGACCTTTTGATATCTCAATTTGTTCAGTCCAATCATATTGACCTGAACGACCTGGGGCGTTATGGCGTCTAATTTGGTTTAGATAGTCTACTATTACTATACCTAAATCAGGCAGTTGTGCTGCTTTTTGTCTTACTGTGCTAATGATTTTAGCAAGAGTAAGTGCAGGGTCATAAAAAACATCTACTTGAGGTTTATCTTCCAAAGGATTACGAGTAAGTTGATAATGAAACTTATCAAAATCTCTATGTCCTTTGAACTCTTCTAAACACTCTCCACCGCCTTCAAAACGGTTAGCCCACCACTCGGCGACCTTGTCCCACTCCAAAGGAGATAGATTTTTAGTCTTGATTCGATTAGTAGGTACACCTGTAGCGACAGCACAGATTCTTTGCAGAATTTGTCTACTGTCCATCTCTATAGTAAAATAGAGAACAGATTTATTTCTTTCATGAGCTGCGTTTGCAATATTACAACAAGTAAAGGACTTACCTCCACCTCTTTGTCCGCCAATAACGACCAAGTCTTTGGGAGAGAAAGTATAGTCTAAATCATACTCTTGATTCAGACCAAGCGGCAAGAACTTCTTCAAGTCCTCTTCGCTATCAAATAACTCAATCGTATCCATACTTTCATTGTCGGTAGATGTTTCTACCTGGTCTTCGACTTGAACTACAATTTCTTGTAACAGGTCAATGTTCTCACGAGCATCGCCTATTGCAATCTGATGTTCTACGAAGTTTTCGACTTTGGATAGTATTTCATTCTGAGTGAATTGATTCTTTAAATAGTCCAACAATATATCTGCTGGAACTTCAGTTTCGACTGTTTCTATGGCATAAATCTTCTCTTGAAGTTCTCTAGAACGAACTTCTAGTTTAAGGTCTTCAAAAGTTGGTAATGCATGATACTTATGTACATGTTTATCTACGATCTTCCACAGTTTACGGTACTCACCTTCTGGGAAATAGTGTTCCTTGAGGCTATTCCATGCCCCAAATTCACTGTTCATAAGTATTTGCTTAAGTAATGCCGATTCTAAAGTCAAGTTGTCTCTCCCAAAACAAAAAAGCGAGCAGACCTAAAGAAGCCCACTCGCTGAATTTAATAGATTATTAACCTATTTCTTTTCTAGCTGCACCGTTATAGTCCGCGCACTGTAAGCCTCTTCGAGTTAGCATTGTTTTAACGCCTCTAACTGTTTTGCCGATTTCGTCAGCGATTTCTTCAACAGTCATGTCATTAATTTCAACATCTGCTAATGGGTCAGCTTTGCTTGAACCTTTAGTATGCTCTTGTTTTGGAATAGCATTGATTTCTCCTGCTCTAAGTAGGGATAATGCTTTACCTCTGATTGAGTTAACGCTTCTGCCTAAGCCTTCTGCGATGTCCTCTATGAAAGCTCCATCGTTTACCATTGAGATAAACTGGCTTTCTTCGTCCTCACTGTAAGTTTTTACAGTTTCAACTTTAGGAGCAGGTTTAACATGCTCTGTAAGTTGCATTGAAAGGATTTTACCTTGAATTGATTTTGCACTAAATGCTCCACCTTCAAAGTTTGAAGCAATCTCTGCGTATGTGTATACACCTGAGTTATCAGTTACAAAGTTGCTTAATGTTGCTTCTTGCTCATCTGAAAATGATTTTGAAGCATTTGCTGATGCTAATTCTACATCATAACCCATTTTTCTAAGCTTTGAACTTACACTTCTTACTGAAGTTTCTAGTTCGTCAGCAGCGTCTGCTACCATAGCTTGAGAAACTGGGCTTTCGTTCCCAACAAAATCTACTAATTGTTGAGTTCTTTCATCTGTCCATTTTGGTAATGCCATTTTAATTTTCTCCTAAAAATTTATTTAAATTGCTTATTATTTGAACACCTCGGTCACGAGCTGTTTGTGTTTTTGCTGATTCAATTCCGCTTTCATTCACTAGAATAGAAACTTCCTTGGTCAGCGATGTTTTAACGATATATCCAAACTGATTTAATACTTTTTCTGCGTGAGCTTTAGTTGGATAAGATTTTAACTTACCACTGATACAAACAACGCCATTGACCTCTTTCTTCTTACTAATTAAATTATTCCATTTGAAAGGTAATATTGTCTTGTAATCACTAGGGTAGTATTCAGTTTCTAACCACTTGAGTAAGTTGGCTGTCGCTTTTGGTCCGATACCTGCTTCAGTACAGCTTTTCTCGCTGATATCTTCAATGTGAGATATCTTATTGCATAATTTTTGAGAAGCCGACCGACCAATAAGGGGTATGCTGAAAGCTGGTATTAAATCGACCAACTTAGCACTCTTAGACTTTTGTATTTCATCAAAGAGTTTTACTGCCATTCTCTCACTACCTAGTTTTTCCTGTATTTCACTAACAGTTAGTTCATAAATTTCGTTATAATCCTGAACTTGTAGTTTGTTTATAGTTGCAGGGCCGAAGCCCTTTATCTTTAGAGTGGAAACAAATGCCTCGACTTTCTTATCCCATTGTGCAGGACAATTCGGATTCCTACAAAATAACTGGTCATTTACAAACTCCAACTTGGTTGAGCAAGCTGGACAAACGACTGGTGGGATAATGTCTCTCAATATTTGCCTCTCTCTTAAATATATAATATATTATAGACGATTTTTGGGCATCTGTCAAGAACTAAATTTCGGATGCCACCTACGATTAGACATTAAAATTTTAATCATCCTCGTAAATGTGAGTATCTTCTTCATAAGACCAACGATTCATTAAATAAAACCATATTGCGTGAATTTTATCTAGTAAAGATTTTATCCATTTCATACTTGTATATATCTCCTATTATCCTATCTGCCATTAACTTATGACCTTCCTCTAGTGGATGGTCTCTCGGTCCAAATGGCACCTTCTTTCTTTTACACATATCATAAAAAGGTTCTTCTGATAAACATGGAAGTTCTTTTAGATAGTCTTCCTTTTTCATGTGTGGTACTTGCCAAGTTAAATTGGCTCCTTCTTGTCTTTCTTCGTCTAGGTAGTGAAGCATAGTTTGTAATTGCCCACTAGACATAGTATAAAACAAGTAAGGTATTTGTTTTGCCTCTAAAA